GTATTGTCAACGACAACATCATTACCAGATTTCAACATAGTTGCATACTCAGCATTTGCTTTATTCATGAAACCTTTGTCGGCGCATGCTTTGGTGAATGCTTCCTTGTAGTCATTTGGCGCATACCATTCAAGGCGGAAACGGTCTAATGAAAAGTGTTCTTTTTCAACACCCACCAAGTCGTAAAAAGTAGACTTACCAGAACCAGATGCGCCAATAAGCATGAACAATTTTGGTGAAGTGTCAAACTTATCCTTATCTAGTCCAACGTCTTCTTCCCACAATTCGTCACATAGGTTATCGAATTCTTTACACCATGCGTTTACTTTGGCGCGCTTTTCGATAGCATCGTCAGATATTCTACCCCACGTGTCGGCTTTTAATAATGCGGTAAACGCATCGGTGCCAGCGAGCTGGTTATTTGCGGTCAGTGCCAACATTCTACGCTTGTCTGTCTTTTTGATATCCCACGGTAAATGATTTTCAATCATCCAACCAGTACGGTAAATGTCAACAGGTTCAAACCCAAAACGTCGTGAAAGCATAACCCAATTTTCAACTGCCCATGTTTCCCATAAGCGTGCAGAAATTAATTCATGCCCACCGTAACGGTAGTATGTACCACGTTCTGGCTTGTATGCTTCTGTGCGTGCTTCTGGCTTACCAACGTCGTGAAACGCTGCTGCAAATGCACCACACAGGTCAATGTTGTCCCAATGGTTTTGGTTTAATACAAAGGTAAGGTATTGTCCAACAACCATGCGTGTGTGAACCGCCACGGTCGCCTCGCGGTGCCATGGGGATGCTTCGGAAACTTTATCCATGCCGACAAATAGCGCGTTGAACGCAAATTCGTTATGGAACCAAGTTATAAATTCTGTTTTTAAATCGTTCATATGGGAAGTATATATGAATTTAACCTAATTGTCAAGTTAAAATATCATAGGGAGAGAGTCGTCTGCGTTGGGGTCATCATAACCACCTTCGTAGCCGTCCCAATCGTCTTTGTCCCAATCATCAACATTTGCAGAATATAACTTATCATAAGCCGCCATTTCGTATGTAGCGATTTCTTCTAGTATCCTAATGACAACCAATATAGATGATATGGAATCGTCTGTGGCGCCAACCTGTGCAGCGTAGGCACCAGCGTAACGTACATATGACTTCATTTCAGTCAAGGTGTGCCATGAATTGATTGTCATATGACCTTTTTCGATAAGTTCTTTAAACGACACACAGCTCTTCATCTTAGATTTTGCTGTGGTTGTGAAACCTAACTTGTCCTTGCCCGCTTCGGATATGAATTCTGCGGATACCACAGGTTCATCGTCGGATTCGTATAGGGAAATAAGACCATTGCCCACACCATTATTTTCGATTGAAAAGAAAACGGTTTCACAGTTATCTTCAAGATACCGGATAATGTTTTTCAATACGCCATATAATTTAGATGTGGACATGGTGTTCTTGCGATATTCACCAACCTGCATTAAGGATGGGAATTCAAAAATGTTTATGACACTAAAGTCTTCGCCGCTGCCCGATGACGGGTCAACCCCAACTATATAAGTGCCTGTTGGTTTAATGCGGTCATAAAATTCTACGCCGTGGATGTCAAATATTGGTCTAACGCTGAAAAGACGTGTTGTTAATTCTGATAAGTATAACGAATCGATTAACTGTTGGTCAGAGGATAAGAATTCGCATTCGTACTCTTGACGCCAGCGGCGTTCGCCGATACGACTAGTTTCTTCACTCTTAAACTTTGCATCACGACCGGGTGGTTCATCCCAACCAACGTAAATTGGTATGTAACCATTAGACCCCGGACCACCATCAACCGAACCTGTATTTGCGGCACGCCATACCGACGAATAAATATCCAAGTCGCCGTTTGGTGTAGATGTCATAATACAACTACCACCAGTTGAAAGGGTAGGTGATATCGATGTCCAGAACTCATTCTGGATGTTTGGTTTAACGAACGCAAATTCATCAAGGAACAATAATGAAATAGCCATACCACGACCAGAGTTTTCTGATGTTGCAGTAGACACAATACGTGAACCATTATCGAAAGCAATTTCGTGCTTGTTCCAACCATCATCTTTAACGCCTGCTTTCAACCATATAGGAAGTTCTTCATAAGCGTAACGAATACGCAAAATCATTTCCATTGCGTTGTCGTTTTTGTTAGCAGCGATAAGAATAGTTTTATCTTTGTTGTACATCGCGAACCACAATAAGTATGCAGCGGATGTAACCGACTTACCAGTTTGACGAGCTGACAATACAACAGTGTATCTGCCTGCTTGGTAAGCCCTAATCATTTTTTCTTGGTAAGGATAAAGGTCAAATTTTACTTTACCTTTTGTCGGATGTTGAACGTAGACGTAAGTTTTTATGAAGTAGACAGGGTCGCGCTTACACTTCGCAGATTCAAGTACCTGCTCCATTGTATATTCAACGCGTGTATGTGCGGTTCTTAATCGTTCGTTTTGTTTTCTTGCCATGATATCATCCTTGATAATCGACTTTAAGTCTTAGTAGTCTGGTACTATTTTTATTGCCGTAAATGTACCTAATCCGTTTGCTGAGTCAGAGAACATATCATCGAATACTTCCGAAGTATCACCTGAAGATACTATAATACCTTTGCTGTCAGGATAACTTACTATCGGTAACGCTGCCATAAGAACATCTTCCTGATGTTGTATACGTGAAAAATTATCTATAAACAAAGTATCAATATTCATACCACGGAATGAATGTTCTGTTGCTGTTATTGCCGTGAAATATGAACCATTAGCAAATTCGATTCTCATCTTATCATTTACCACCATAGGATTATAATCCCGAAGCCATGACGGCATCGTCATATAAGCATGGCGTATATGTTGTAGGTTATCTACTGCTAAATCCACCCTGTTCGCTGCCAGTACTTGTTTTTTCTGTTGGAAGAATCCTTCCCAAAACAAATAAAGGGTTGTTGTCAGTGAAGAGCCTGCTTGTCTTGCGGCGTGAACAATTGTATTACCTTTAGTTAAGGCTTCAATATATTCCACTTGATAGTCATGTGGATGAAATGGTATGGTACCGTGAGTAGAATGTTTGCAGTTTACATAATTCAACATGAAATGTATTGGGTCTTGTTCACACAATACTATTTCTTTTCGTAATCGCAATTTTTCTAATAAATGTTCTCTCATAATAGTATTTACCAACCAATTTAATTAGGTTACCAATCTGTCATTCTTCTGGTTCTATTATATTTCCAGCATCGATTTGGTCCATAAGTTCTTGATGGCTCCCCATAAAGACATTATTGTTAGTGACTTTCTGTGTAGTCTTGTTGCGTACAATGTCGTTTTTGTCTTTTTCTTTTTTCTGACCAGCTTTTTCTTTAACGGCATGCAATGCAGCATTTAATAGTTGTGTCGCTACTTCCATGTTTCTTGCCTTATACTTACCTTCGACCACCTCTGCTTCTGCGCATTGGTCTTCGAAGCCTGCCATAGCAGCATCATATATTTCTTGAAACTGACTTTCAATTTCTTCATCCTTCTCGTCATACTGTTCTGTTGTAGCGAGTTCAGTACTACGACCAGTTTTTGTGGTCATCGTTGTACCCGGTTCAATATCGAACGCTTCTTCCAATGGGTGTTCCATTAATGATTCAATCTCTGTTCTTTTTATATCACTCATTGTAATCATTTTCCCACATAGTTATTAAATTAAATCCCAACGACCAGATAATTTTTTCTCTGCTCATAGTTTCTGAATATAACTGTGCTGCTGTTTTATCCGAATATGGATGGCAATTTTTCTTTGGGTTGTGTATATCCAAGTTGCCGTGCCAATTATCACCATAAAACTCATAAATTGTATTTGTTAATTTACAATACCCATCAGCTTTAAATTTTGTTGTGGGTATTGTAAATTCCCCGCCGCTTTCAGCGTGTTGTATTTTTAAACCTTCCTTAGTACTTATACCTTCTAACCACGCGATTGCCTTACTAGAGTAAGTACTAGAATTAGCGCAACACAAACAACCATAGCCCCTTAAATGGTTATGAGCAGTTTGTTCAAAATCGCCATGTACTTGGCATATAATATCTACTTTCGTCGAATTATTAATATATTTAATCTTAGTATAATCATATGTACTACCATGTTTATCAATAGCACTTGATGTGAATTCTGCCGTGGTGGATTTCCTTGGCATTATCGAAATATGTCCTTTTCTGACAATACTTTCCAATTAAATCCATATTTGTCACAAAATAGCTTGGCACTTTTCCACTTAGCCATATTAACAGACCATGTGATTGCTTCGTATAATTGTGTCTTTTTAGATTTGCCGCGCGTGGTGGGCTTTCTGATTTGCTTATCTGGCTTAACTTCAACCAAATCTTGAACTATTTTGCCTGTTTTGCTGTTGATATATTCTACATAAAAGTCGGGATAGTACTTATGCACCCTACCTGTAGTTGGTTTGACATAAGGGATTGCGATGATTTCAGAACCCCACTTAACAACTTGTGTATTATTATCAAGCCAATCCATGAAGTCCTTTTCCCAAGAAGAACGAAAGGTTATCTTGTTTATATTACCGACATACTTTTCGGGATGCCGAGGGTAATAACGCCCTTTGCTATGCCCTTCGGTTTTCATTAGACACTACCACCACCTTGTTCAGCTGCTTTTCTGGCGGCATAGTTAACGAAACCGTTTGGGGTTGGGTCTGCGACTGCACTAATTGGTTGCCCAATCGAGGCGCTGGTGGTGCTGGATAATCCGCCAATTGCGCCTGCAACTGATGTCTGTGCGCTGCTAATTGCACCAGAGACAGCGGTAGTGGCGGCGGAAGCGAGACTATCGGCGGCGGACGTGACAGAGCCTAGTGCATCGGCTAACTTACCACCTGCTTGCTCAACTAACGTCTGTTCTTCGGTATTTGGCATCCCGGTGAGGTCACCACCAGCTTCATCACTTGCTGATGGACCAGCTTGGAATACTGGTTCAATGTGTCCATTTTCGGTAATATTCTCACCTGAAATTTTACGAATTTTTTCAATATTGGCTTCGACTGATAGCTTTGGTGTTATATGGAGAGCATCGTATGCGAATTGTAGTTCTACTTCACTACCAGTGCTGCCCTCCGACATATCCAAGTCATCGAGATTCATGGAAAGTATTTTAGGATTTTTATAATTATATACGGACATAAATCTACCATAGTCAAATAAATGAAATACACGTAGTTCATCTATAAGGGTAGTATTGTCACCCTCTAATGCACCAAGACTTGCAGAACTTTGATAATCGCGGCGACTACCAAGCAAACCATTATCTTCTAACATTCTATTATTTAACATACTACCACCTTCGTCTATTCCACCCAAACGAGCTATTGGACTTACCGCCTCCAAATATGCAGAATAAAAGTTATGTGATGCGTTTTTCATATCATCGTGAAAACGCATTGTGATAGGTTCATATACTGTTCGTTTTGGAACTCGTGACCAAAAATTATAAAAGTTAATTTCTTCATGTTCTATATTGACATTAGGTCTGCCCATGTTCTTTACGACAAACGCCATCTCTTCAATAACGGGCGCCCATGTAGTATATTCTTTCTTTAAGGTAAATTGTAAAATGAACATGAACTTTTGCTTAGGTGCGAACTTAATTAAATGTTGTGCATAATTCTTCGCACCACAAAGTTCTATTTTATTTTGTTCGTTAGGACCTTCTGTGAATATCCCATCGGCAAGTGTTTTCAAGTTTTGTAAATCTTGTACACTATTTGGTATGTCTTTTAAACTGTAATTACCATCTACAACCTTGTCGTATACATTTTGTGCTTCGGCAGTTCCCCTATTTAAAACTCCCGGATTAAATTGACCTGCTTTCTCTGCCTGTTGTGGATTAATACCAACTTCGGAAAGCACTACATTTGAACCGTTAGGGTCACCAGACTTACCATTACCAATAATAGCAGAATCAGTTTCGCCGCCACGAATAGAATTTGATATACTTGCAAGCGTTCTTAATCCACCCGCAACCGCTCCGTCGCCGACTTTATTTAATAATTCAATATCGCCAACTTTACCAACAGCATTGAAAAAATCTTTCCGTGCGGTTGATTGTGTGTTTTGTCTATTGCTAGTTTGTGGACATTTAACTACAAAGTTAAATCTTGGGTCAAGTGCCATATAAAATACTCCTTATTTCATTGTATTTATTCATTATGTTCATGAGTGAGAAAAGGGGCATAAAGCCCCTTTTCTCTAAGCGTGTGAATCGTATTAAGTAATACGACCAGCACCACCTGTTGCAACACCTTCACCTTGTCCATATCCGCCGATATTTTGACGGGCGTGGTCATAACGTAAAGTTGTTGTGATTAAAACTGCATCGGAAGCAGCCATGTCCAAATCAGTGTAATCCACTTGTTGGAACCAGCAGCCTTCAATCGTCCATTTTTCAGTTACTTGGTCATTACCATCTAGCATATCAAGATAGGTAACGAACTTATACAACGAGCCTTCACCCGAAGCAGCCATCCATTGACCTTCTGCACCAGTTAACCATTGTTGTTTTTGTAATTGTGCTTGAATTACTGTCGCCGCAGTACCTGAAACATCATCTTCAAAAGAAAGTGTAATTGGCTCGAACGTATACTTACCTGCAATCCATGCGCGTGATACATAACGGTCTAATTGAACTTCTTCAAATGATATCACCGGGCGTGTTACTGTTACCGCTTGCATACTAAGTGGCTGTGAATCTGCACCGCCACCTAAGTTAGCAAATGTTATTCTCCAACGATTTTTTTGTCGTGGATGTAAAATACCATTACCAACGCCGGGGATTCCTATATCATTAATTGTTGACATTTATAGATACTCCTTGTTCTATTAAAATTATATTTCTGCACCAGTCGCGACGATACGGATTGGAATGTAAATAAATTCAGCTGCCTTGACTGGCTTAACTGCAATATCAACATACATTTCGTTTCTATCGATTCTGTCTGGTGTGTTGTTGCTTTCGTCACATACTGTAACAAAGTCGTAAAGTCCGCGTTTAACTATCAGGTCACCCAAGAAGTTATCAACAACAGCTTTTAAGTTGTCTCGTGTTAACGTATCATTTGGTTGGAACACAAAGGACATTGTATTTTTACGTAATTGTCGTCTGATGTATAACATTAAACGTTCAACGTTAATTCTATCTACCGCAGATGCAGCTACAGCTGAAGTCTTTTGACCCCATACTACGAAGCCCTGTCCGGGGAAGAATACTAATGGATTAATGTCACTACCACCACTAGTTGCATATGCATACAACGCATCGCGGTCGCCATTATTCAACGCCAGTTCAATAAATGAAGTTGGACCACCTAATACACCGCTTACGTAACCAAGATTGGATATACCAGAAATAAGACCGCGTCTTAAACCTGCTGGCGCAAACCATAGAAATGATACATTATCACTAAATGTGATAGTTCTAAGTGCAACACCCGATGCTGCACATGCAACAACTTTACCATCCAAATTTGTCGCCAAGGCGGAAGGGTAATAATAAGCAATATGGTTAGTACGTGTCCGGCCAGTGTCGTTTGCCCAACCCGTAGATGGGTTTGTAATCTCTCCTACGCGCATGTTCATTGGGGTATCTGCGATTATCATGGCTTCTTCTTTCATATCCACAACAAGCCCGAACATCTCATCAGTAAGTTCCCAATAACCGGGACATAAGATTAAATTATAATCAAATGCTTCTGCGCGGATGTCTTGATTGCCTGCAACAACAGCAGCAAGTGCTGTTGTAATATTTGTTCTACGGTCTGCGTCATTTGCGCCAAGGCTAGTAGCACTTAAAAATTCAACAGTGAATTTCAATTGGTCAGCCGACGTTACTAATAGTGAACCGCCTGTTACAGCAGTGTATTCCGCTGGTGAGCCAAGTGTTAACGAATCAAAACCTGTATAGGTACTTGTTGGTGCTAAGTCATAACCACCCGCATAAACATCTAGTGCTGGGATGTTGTCACCGAAGAACTGTGTTTCTAATGAAGAGAATGAAAATGAGTCCCAAATATCAGCCGTTGCAGTTACTGCAAGTCCTTGTAATTCTACGGCGGTGATTGTGGTAATGGTATCTGGGTTTACAACCGGCGAGCCTGCGGCAGCAGCAGCTTTCTTAACATTAATAGCATCATTTATAAGCGCTTCTAAAATGATTCTTGATTCTTCAATCTTAGTATCCCAAGAAGTGCGTTGCGCAGTAATATCGTCGTTTAGATTTACATCAGCACGAATAACATACGCTTTATTTCCTATTCCCAAATATTGGTTTAGGGCAAATAATCCATATTCATTTCTTGCATCACCGTGGTGTGCAGCACCGCTTGTATCTTCGAGGAACACTGGTGTACTATACAGTTCAATACTTTGTTTTAATGAAGTTACTGTTCGAATAATGTTGTTTTCAAACGTACCCTCTGCCCTTAATGGTGGACTTGCGTCACCCGGTTGGTATTTTTCATCTTGTGTTGCAATAAAAAACAAAGGCACCGTAGCTGCCGAAACTGGTATGAAAAAACTTTCATCCGTGACTGTTACGCTAACGCCTGCACTAACTAATTGTGCCATGTTGTGTTCTCCTTAACTATTATTTTCTTCCACGTATTGTGGTTATTAGTATTTATACCTACGCATCCAAAATATCTATTTTTGAACGATTTAGGTTACATCTACATCATCTAAACTGAATACCTTGTCATATTCGATACCTTGACTATCCAAATCAGATATTATCTCGTATGAGCCACTGATATCACTACCAATTGCGCCAATTCTAAGTAATATATCCTTAATATAGTTTGAACGTACATCAATAGCCGTGGATAAGTATATTGGTACCAAAAAGCCCATTCTTGTTTGTATCAACCGCCTATCTGCCGCCTGCGGCACATTCTCATCAAGTCGGACATCTACCAGTTCAACGGTAGTCAATCTAGTTGTATCAAAAACTTCATCGGTGGTTTGAATTTGTACCAGTGGGTCAAATAAGGTTAAAATCTGTTCTATTATTTGTTGGTGTTGGTATTGATTACTCGCCCAAATACCCAATTCAAATTGAGCTGTGTATGGTACTGGTTGGCGTTGATATACAACCTTTATATCATCTGGGAAAACCCCGCCAGTCGGTGTATAGGAATTACGCTTTGTTGCGCCGATACCTTTTCTGCGTTCAGGGGCTTGGTCAATACCTGTCAATTGGAATGACATTATAGGCACCCGCACTGGTTTATTTTGTGTATTTTCGCCAATGATATGGCCGACTACCCGGTCCATACTTGCATTTTTTATAGGTACGTGGATTAGTTCTGGTGCGTTGTCTTCATTCCATCCAACCATAACTTGAATGCCAGCAAATATTGCAGCAAATTGAACTATGTAGCTTCTAAGTTGTTCATCATAATAATACGTATCAAGTACAGTAGTAGACATTAGCTTTCCTCACAGTCGTCTTTTATTCTTTCGCGGATTTGTGTTACGTCGCTTTCGTCACCCGTTGTTGGCGATTTTAGAAATTCATTAAGTAACGGCTTAACAGGATTATACTGGGCACGCAAGTCTGTTTCCAAATACAACCATCTTCCTTTCGCATCAGAATAACGATATAGTCGTGCAGGGACATCCTGCGCGTAACCAACATATATCATTCTATGGTAGTCGCCTTGTTTTGGACTGGCGGGGAATTCTTCAGCTTCTGTAAATGGTGCATTGTTCGGCGGCATCGCATCCTCCACATAGATACCGTTCGGGTTTAATCCGACTTTGGTAATCGCGATGCCATGACTTGCCGCTTCGTCAATTTCTTCTTGTTCAAACGCTCTAATTTTACTTGATGCTTCGGCACCGCGTTCTGGAACGCCATCGCGTGCTTCCGCTTCAATTACTTTACTAATATCGAAATAGTCTTGGTATATTAAACTGTTACCGTCTTCACCTTCGACCAAACCAGTTGAGTCCGGTTCAAGCTCTGCAAGTCTACCGAAGATGTCTTGGGTTTCTTGTGAAGCGTATGCTGGTTGTGCAACCACACGAAGCATCGTTGGGCGCCAACCGGGCGTATACCCTTCCGTTGACCATGATATGTCCGTTACTTCCATCCACTTAAGTATCTTTCTTAGTTCAGCAGAGTATTGTGCTTCGCTTGGAATTTCCAAAATATCACCCACAATTAATGGACGACCGAATGCTTTTACGCATGCTGAGAAACTTACGGAAATATACATCGTAAGTGATGGTAGTTCTAAACCAAAAGCAGAAAGTTCAGTTAGGTTATCAGTTAAGTCGTAATGACCTTTTATTGCAATGGAATCTTCGGCATAATCTCTATCCCTATTTTCAAGGAATACTTTATCTTGAATATTACTGACAGCAGTAGCTTCAACATTATGAAATAGTTGTAGTGCTTGAACAGCCCATACGTCATTTGTTGTTGTACCATTAAAATCTAATGGGCGAATTCTCCAGTACCGCGAAGGAACTGTTGCCCTAAACTGCACCGTGTTCAAGCAGTCGTCGTCTGGAAGCAAAACTATAGCAACGCCGTACCATTTAATCCCATCGTCGGAGCGTTCGATACGGACGCGCGTAGCGCGTCTAGCGGTGTTATCGCTTTGTTTGATGGCGATGGTAGCTACATCCTTAAAAATGCTTGTTTCGACACCATACGCAGCGCGGGAGCCGTCGTATGTCTTAATGTTACCAAAGTCATATCCAATGTATGCGGAAGTGGTTACACCTTCGCCGTTTTGAATAGAGCGCCATTCAGTTATAAATTTATCAAACGCGTTTTCAGCAGGAAATGCTGCGGCATCGCCGTTAGAAATTGGGTCGCCTCTGCCAGTACAATCAACAAGCTTTCCTTGTTCATGTACACCTAAAAGCTTAAATACATTAAGGGTCGCCCCTGCGATATTTAATGCCTCTTCAACAACCTTCTCAATGAAGTCATTGCCACGGTTGTTTTGCAAATCAAACGGACTACAGCTCGTGTCACCCACAGTGATATCACGCCCATCTATGGACGTATCACATGGCGTCTTTCCTGCTGGAACTGAACCATCAGGATTCAAACCGAAGTCTGGTCCCGATGTTCCTGTACAAGAGTCGCCTAAACCGTTACATTCTTTAGCCATTTAATGTTACCATTTTTTACCTGACATATTCCGCCCAAGTCTTTTGAAATACTGTTGCCTGCGTTTAGGGTTTTCTACACCACCAAGTGTCTTAAGACGGCTACTAACTACTTTATCTTTATCGCGTCTAGCTGGTGCCTTAGCTTCTTCTTCTTC